TTGGGTTGAGTTTGAAAATCTAACACTTGAGCAAGCTCAAGAACAAGTTGAAAAGAATATTCGCCAGAAGAAAGCCCAACTAAAGATTGTTGAGGGTGGTACAGATATCGAAGTTTAAGTATGTGGTCTTATAGGACTGGACGAGTACCTGCAATCAATAAATAGTGCCTCTGGATTATTTGCTGTCGATGGCAACCATGTGTCTACTAAGGATGGGGCGGCACTTCATTCTATAAAATGAATGTAACCGCGGAGGATCCGCAATGCAGGATGGGGAATTTAGGTGGGGTGCCTAAATACATACTTGGTGCGATAGTAGGCTTCAAAAACCTACTATCGCATTTTTTTGAAATTTAAATATCAAACACTAAATAGTTTTTAACATTATGTTAAAAACTACAGCGTTTATAGGTTATGGATTTGTTGGAAAGGCTTGTCATAAAGCATTTGAAAACAATACCGAAGCAATTATTATTGATCCGAAATATTCGGAAATAACTATTGCCGACCTACCAAATTACGATTGTAAATTAGCATTTGTATCAATATTTGCACCTACACTCGATGATGGAAGCGTTGATGCAAGCGTTATTTACAGCATTTTTCAGCAATTAACAGACATCAAGTATGCAGGTCTCGTCGTACTAAAGAGCACACTGCCGCCAGATATAGTTGACGATTTATACATAAAATTTGGGTCTGACTCCGCGATGATGAAGGAAGGCCCCTTACGGTATATCTATTCTCCGGAATTTCTTAGGGAAGCAACCTGGGAGAAGGATGCTATTGAACAGAATTTTATGATAACAGCAGGCAATTTTCATGACTGTGCTGAATTAAAAGATCTATATAAGAAGCATTCGAGTATCCCTGCATATTGTCGATTTTTTCAAGTTGATTATAAAGAAGCATCTCTAGCCAAGTATGCTATAAATTCTTTTCTTGCGACAAAGGTTGCATTTATGAATCAGATATATCGACTGTATATGGGTGCATACGGAATAGATCGCCCAATACATCCAGAGACATGGAAACTATTTACGGATATGATTGCCGCCGACATGCGTGTTGGGCAAAGCCATTTACAGGTCCCCGGACCCGATGGGCAATTTGGATACGGTGGTACCTGTTTTCCAAAAGATGTTAAGGCATTTATTGGATATGATAAGAATAATAGGCTAACAATTCTGCGTGAAGTAGAGCAGGCAAATACAATAATTAGGTTGACAGGGACTGGTAAAACTGATACAATATAGCATGAAATATCTTTTTCTCGATGATGAAAGAATGCCAGTAGATGTCACCTGGCTGCTTATTGGTGGCGTAGGTAGCCAGCATGCTGATTGGAAAATTGTTCGTTCATACGATGAGGCAGTAGCCTGGGTCACTGAGCATGGTTTTCCAGACGTAATCAGCTTCGATCACGACCTGGGTCTCATGCACTATGCTAATGATTATTCGGATGAGAAGACCGGTTATCATTTTGCTAAATGGTTAGTTGAATACGACATGGATACAAATACCATGCCACTCGATTTCAAATACACTATTCATAGTAAAAATCCAACAGGTTCGGGTAATATCCGTGGACTCCTTGATGGCTATTTGAAATTTAAAGGATTCAGATAATTTTATCAATTCCTGATAAATAAGTATAACAACTACTCTTAGGACCTGTTGTTACGCCGATCAGGCGTCGTGCAGGGATAATTCGCTACTATCCCTGTACTTTTTATCCGGAGTTATCATGAGGTTGTACGAATTATTTGAAGCAAAACCTGCTAAGAAAATTGTAGTTAAATCACTGCCTGTACGAAATTTTGTAGCGAAAAACGCTAAGACTTCCGGTGCAGGTGCCCACACATCAAATAAATTTACCCGTAAAGAAAAGCATAAAGGTAAGGAAATCGACGAATAAATTTACCAGAATTTAAATCCAAAAACGCAACTAAACTCGGTTTAGTTGCGTTTTCGTTTTATATAAAGCTAAAATAGCTATGTATCACGAGGAGATTAACATGGTGGGTAGAAAATTAGTTACTTCATATGCAAGTTGGCCTAAGCCAATCTTCGCAATGGTTGTAAAGACCAATAAGAACTTCAAGTCTAATTATGAGGGTGCAATCTTGTATGCTCATTATGAGCTCTCAGCAATTGAATTGAAGAAAGAAGTGGTCAAATATCTTAAGACGCAAAATCCTAAGCATCCATTACTTGAAAGAATTAAGGATATGAATGAAAATAGATTTACCACCATTGGTAAGTATATGTATATTCTAAATCATGCAGGTGATATTCCGGAAAATATTATGGAAAAAATGATGCCAGCACTGGAGAAGATAATTGTCGAAGAAGAGATGCGTCAGGATGTGAGAAAAAAAGAAGAACAGGACAGCACGATGGGGCTCATTGAAGAAACGCCTAAGATGGTTATTACGATCCAGGACCGACTCCGTGAGAAGACACGTGAAGTTGCTGGGGAGGTAGAGGGATGGATAGATGATTTTTATCTCTCAAAGAAAGCTATTCAACCAAAGACAGTAGAAGAATTCGTTAATCTATTTAAAGGTAATGAATTAAAATCTCCACATATGAGATTTATGTACTCAATCTTTGAAAGGCGTGCAGCAGAGATTGATCGGGCTGCGGAGGGGAAGGATAAGGATCTCGCCGAGGGGTATTCGAATTTTACAAAACCTGAATTGAAAAAGTATAATCAATTTCACAAAAATTTACTTGCCGCATGTGTTATGATGCAAGAAGTTGCAAAAGTGGAACGAGCACCACGCAAGAAGAAACCGGTATCACAGGAAAAGCTTGTATCTAAACTTAAATATAAGAAGGAAGATTCTTCATTAGGTATTGTAAGTTTGAATCCGATTGAGATTGTTGGATCTAAGGAAGTCTGGGTTTATAACACAAAGACACGCAAGATTGCTCAGTATAAAGCAGTTGACGAACGTGGCCTAAGTGTTAAAGGAGCAAGCTTGCTTAATTATTCAACTGATTCAGCAGAAAAAACACTCCGTAAGCCGGTAGAGACGCTCGCAGAGTTCAAGAAGGCAAGTAAGGTAAAACTTCGCACCTTTTTAAAGGATTTAAGCACAGTTGACATTCCGTGTAATGGCAAGTTAAATGAGAATCATGTTATATTAAGAATAGATAGATGAAGTTATTTCTCGACACAGAATTTTCAGATCTTATTCCAGGCAATAAGCTTATCAGTATTGCTCTGGTGGATGAGAATGAACAATTCTTTTATGCTGAATTGACTGACACCTATGAGTTAAAGGATTGTTCGGAATTTGTAAAAAACTTTGTATTACCGTTCCTTAAGGGTGGTGATTACAGAATGACTCGGTATGAATGTGCCCTAAAAATAGGTAATTGGATTGAAGATAGAAATGAAGAATGTATTCTTGCATGTGATAACCCGGGATGGGATATTCCACATTTGAGAAGATTGTTAGAAGATTGCTGGCCAGAAAATCTCCATAAGAACCAATATTTTCCTGTTTATGTAAATAGCAAGGTTGCAGAAAGATTGGTTTTGAAATATAACTATGATATACATAATGCGTTGGATGATGCATTGGTATTGAAGAAGGCAACGGACTTGCAGGCTAAATTGAAATATTGATAAATATAGGTATGATTAACAATAAGTGTAAAAAAATTAAGGAATATAAAGAGTATAGAAAATTAAATGCTCCGAAATGTTGTGAATATCGCAATTGTGATAGAATTCCTTTATTTTATTTTGTCACTACAGATAAGTGGTGTTGTTCTGCCAATGCAAAGCAATGTCCGGCGAATAAAGATAAATCAAGGCAGACCGTAAGGTTAAAATACGGAGTTGATAATATATCACAATTAGAGTGTATTAAGAAACAGAAAATTACAACATGTTTAGAAAATTATGGTGTGCCAAACCCGTCAAAATCTCATAAATTAAAAATAAAGAAAATTAATACAAGTATTATAAAATATGGTGTAGAGAATCCATCACAAAATGCAGAAGTAAAAATAAAAAGGAATAATACATTCTTAGAAAAATACGACGGGCATCCTCTTTCACACTCCGAATTAATACTACAAAGAAAACAAACTATGCTAGAAAGATATGGCGTAGATAATTACGGAAAGACACAAGAACATAAGGATAATCTTACAGAATACTATAATTCATTGTCTGATGAAGTTATAGATGAAAAAACACACAGAACATTACAGACAAAATTCAAATTAGGAATTATAACAGATCCTTTGTTAAAATCTAAATTTGAACGGTATTATATTGATGTTAGAAATTTATCTAATAGGAATTATAAGAAAAATAAGTCATCTATAAATCCTAATGGCAGCAATCGTGGAAGAACTTTGTATCACTTAGATCATATTTTTAGTATAAAAGATGGATTTGATAAAAATATCCCTGTTGAAGTAATATCCCACCGATCAAATTTAAGAATGTTAAAATATGATGAAAATATAGTAAAGGGTGGTTGCTCAGATAAATCGCTATCAGTTTTATTTGAAGATTTTTATAGGAACACATAATATGTCAGCACAAATCACACCAAGAGTTTTATTGATGAAACAAATCGAACTTGGCCTTGGGGCAGGCCTTGTAGATGTCGAATTGGATGTGGAACACATAAATCTTGCAATTACGATCGGACTTCAGAAATTGCGTCAGCAATCGGATGGAGCCAATCTTGAGAAGGATATTTTCCTACACATCACACGCGACATTACGGAGTATACACTACCAGAGGAAGTGCAAGAGGTAAGACGTCTATACCGCCGTGGGGTTGGTGCATACACTAATGGTGGGGTAAATTTTGACCCGGTAGATGCTGCATTTTATAATATCTATTTGCTACAACCAAATAGATCGGGTGGATTAGCAACTTGGGATTTTTATAATCAGTTCCTTGAAACGACAGAACGCATGTTCGCAAGTCAACTGAATTTTAC